GTGAACTCCCCCTCCCTGAGCTATAGGGGGGTGGGCAATCGTCCCGCGTCCCCTGAGAGGAACCCATGAGCAGCCCTGAGAGCATCGTGGAGGCCACCGAAAGGTCTATTGCTGCGGCTACCCATCTGACGGATTTGGATGCGGGAGCGGTGGCTGCGTTGCGCGCCCTGGCGGTTCGGATTGGTACTGCGGATCCAGAGAAGGACAACGTAACCCTGCCCACTTATTTGAAGTTCTGCGATGCGCTACGTCTTACGCCGGCTAGCCGCGGTGTGACGGTCGGCGAATCTGAGGCGAAGGGCAAGCTGGCGAATCTACGTTCTTTGAGAGGCGGTAAGAATGACACCGCCACGGGAACGGGCTAAGCGTTACGGCTCTGAGGTTCCACGCATCTACACTCCTCCGCTGCGTGAACTGACGCCGGAGACTAGCAAGGGTTTCGAGTGCATCCAGTTCGCTGAGGATGTGCTTGGGGTGACGCTCCTGCCTTGGCAGAAGTGGCTGCTGATCCACGCGCTAGAGGTGTTGGACGATGGGTCTTACCGCTTCCGCACGGTGATCCTGTTGGTGGCTCGTCAGAATGGCAAGTCCACACTGATGCAGGTCCTGTCCCTGTGGCGCATGTACGTTGACGGCTCGAAGCTGATCATTGGTACGGCGCAGAACCTGGACATTGCTGAGGAGCAGTGGATGGGTGCGGTCGAACTAGCTGAGGGCGTGCCGGAGCTGGCCGAGGAAATCTCGAAGGTCAATAAGACTAACGGCAAGAAGGCTCTTGAGCTGGAGTCGGGCGAGCGTTACAAGGTTGCCGCGGCGAACCGCAAGGGTGGCCGCGGACTTAGCGGTGACTTGGTCCTCATGGATGAGTTGCGCGAGCATACGAACTGGGATTCCTGGTCGGCTGTTAGTAAGACGACGCTGGCCCGATTTTACGCTCAAGTGTGGGCTGCTTCTAACGCTGGGGACGCGGCGAGCATTGTGCTGCGGTTCCTTCGAAAGCTGGCGCACACGGCACTTGGCAACCCTGACGGGCTGGATGATGTTGGGCTGGTTGCGGATCCCGAGGGCGATGATGCCGAGGACGGCGATTCGCTAGGGATCTTCGAGTGGTCTGCGCGTCCTGGTGTTTCTATCTGGGATCGTGACGGCTGGGCTGAGGCTAACCCGTCACTTGGCTACACGCTGACTGAGAAGGCTATTGCTTCTGCTGCGCGCACTGACCCTGAGGGTATCTTCCGCACTGAGTGCTTGTGTCAGTGGTTGGATACGACGGCTGACGGCCCGTTTCCTGAAGGCTCGTGGGAGGCTGCGAAGGATCCGGCTTCGACTATCGCGGGCAAGTACGTGTTCTGCGTGGATGTGTCGTGGGATCGCTCGACGGCGCACATCGGCGTGGCGGGTTTCCGCGAGGATGGCTTGCTGCATGTCGAGGTTGTGGCTTCGCGTTCGGGTACTGCCTGGGTGAAGCCGTGGTTTGAGGAGCGCGCGAAGCTTGACGATTTGTTCGGTGTGACTGTTCAGCAGAACGGGGCGCCTGCTTCGTCGCTGATTTCGGAGCTTGAGACTATCGACGGCTTGAAGGTTATCCCGTGGGCTGGTTCGGATCTTGGACGTGGTACGGGCATGTTTTATGACCGGGTCCGCGGGCTTGATGAGTCCGCTGATAAGCCCGTGGATAAGCCTCTGCTTCGCCACCGTGGGCAGCCTGTGCTTGATGTGGCGGCTTCGGTGGCCGTGACTAAGCCGGCGGGCGATGCGTGGCTGTGGGACCGCGGCAAGAGCCCTGTTGATATTTCCCCGCTGGTCGCTGTCACGGGCGCGGCGTGGGCGTTCCTCGTGCACGCGACCGTCACTAAGAAGCGCAGTAAGTACGAAGACGAAGACATGCTAACTATTTAGGAGTTGCGATGAACCGCAAGGACAGACTGCTGCGTGCAGCCCATCTAGAGCGGTTCGTTGTCACTTTGACTTCGGGCGAGACGTTCGATGGGTTGTTGGCGGACGCGGACGATAACAGCGTGAAGCTGGTCGGCGCTTATGCAGTTTCGGACACGGAGTCCGTGGCTGTTGATGGTGACTTGTACTTGCCCCGTCAGAAGATTTCTTACATGCAGAACCCTGGGGGTAGGCCGTGATCGTTTCCGATGGCAAGTCACTTGGCTTTCCGGCGCAGGCGCTTGGCGAGACTACCCCTTCGCTGAGTAACGGCTACTTCTATTCACAGACGGGCCTGAACCTTTCGGGGCAGTCGGCTACGTATGGGGCCTTGTATAAGTGCCAGCCGTCTATTGCGACTGTGGTGGATAAGATCGCGGCGTCTGCTGCGCGCTTGACGGTGAAGGTTTGGGATAACACCCCGAAGACTGGCCGCGTGGTTGATACGTCGTCGGCGTTCGCGAAGCTGATAGCGGATCCTTGCGTGTCGATGTCGCCTTACAATTTTTACCGCTGGACTGTTGCGACGTACGAGATTTACGGCGAGGCGTTCTGGTACAAGCAGCGCAACAGTGACGGCCAGGTTGTGCGTCTGTTGCCGATGCACCCGGCCCGGACGATGATTCACCGGGACGATAACGGCAAGGTCGAGTACGTCTTCACTCTTGGGGTTGCTTCTGCTGGGATCCTGACGGCGTCTGAGGATGATGTGGTGGCGTTCCTGCGCTACAACCCTGAATCGTTGATGCGGGGTATGTCCCGGCTCGAGCCTTTGCGTTCTACCCTGCTGAATGAGGACGCTTCGAGGCGTGCTACTCAGTCGTGGTGGAAGCGTGGGGCTCGCCCGTCTGTGATCCTGAAGCACCCCGCCGAGCTTTCGCAGGGCGCGGCTGACCGGCTGAAGGCGTCCTTCGATGCACGCCATGCCGGCGCGGACAACATGGGCGGCACCAATGTTCTCGAAGAGGGCATGGAAGCGCAGATCATTCAGCTCAACGCTGAGGAAATGCAGTACATCGAATCGCGGAAGCTGAACATGCAGGAAGTGTGCATGGTCTTCGACGTGCCCCCGCCCGTCGTTCACATCCTGGACCACGCGACGTTCTCAAACATCACGGAGCAGATGCGCTCCATGTATCGGGACACGATGAGTCCGCGGCTTGAAGACATTGAATCAACGATTGACAGGTCGCTTCGTTCGGAGTTTTATGCTCCGGGTGTTCGTGAGGCTGAGTTCGACATGTCCGAGGTGTTGCGCGGTGACTATGAGACGCGCGTGGATAAGGCTTTGGCTGCCCGCCAGTCGGGCCTGATCACGGGTAACGAGGGTCGCGCGATCATTGGCGAGTCTCTTTCTGAGAACCCGGACATGAACCTGATCTTCGCTAACGCGGCTCTGGTTCCCCTGGGTGCTAACACTCCCGAACCTGTCGCTCCTGAAGCTGTCCCGGTGTTTGAGGCGGCGTCGAGTGCCAGCCCAAAAGCCCTAACAGTCCGCTCAATCATGGGCCGGCTGGCAAGGGTCAAGGCGAATAAGTCTGCTGTCCGGGATCAGCTCGTCACGGAGCACACGGATGCGCTGACTAAGTTCTTCACAGCTCAGCGGGACGCCGTATTGGCGAAGGCTGGGGTGAAGGATGCTGGCGTGTTCGATCCTTCGGAGTGGGACGGCGACCTAGCCGACCTACTCCGGACGCTCTCGGATGCGACATCCCGCGCCATCGGAACGAGTACAGCCGCGCAGCTCAAGGGCAAGTACAACCCGGAGGACATCGCGGAATGGCTAGATGCTGACGCTGAGGAATCGGCAGCGGCTATCAACCAGACGACGGCGGCGCAGATTGAGGGCGCGGACGGTTCGGGCGGGTTGAAGGCGCTGTTTATGTCTTACCTGGCTGGGCGTGTCCTTCAGATAGCGACCTCACGAGTTGCTTCTGTTGGCGGTCTGGCGTCTCAGGTTGCGGCGAGGCAGAACGATGCGCGCACGAAGACTTGGGTCACGACGGCGGCTAACCCCCGCCCGTCGCATGAGGCGATGTCAGGCGAAACTGTAGGCCTCAATGAGGCGTTCAGTAACGGTATGAACGGCCCCGGCGATCCTTCGGGCGGCGCGGACGAAGTAGCTGGTTGCACATGCGACCTCGAATTTTCCAAGGAAGGCTAGTCATGGCGATCATTAAAAAGGATGCCACGATCACCAACACGGACGACGCCTTTCCTGGCTCGTTTGAGGTGATCTTGTCGGCGCAGACGAAGGACCGGGACGGCGACACGCTGCTCAAGGATGGGTGGAAGCTTCCCCTTCCCGAGCACATCACGTTCGACAGTGATCATGGGATGACGGTTGAGAAGACTGTCGGTTCTGGTACGCCTCGGATTGATGAGGAAACCGGGAACCTGATTGTCTCCGGCACGTACTCGTCTCTGGCTCGGGCGCAGGAGGTTCGGACCCTTGTGAATGAGGGTCACATCCGGACGACTTCGGTGGCGTTCATGTCTGAGAAGTCGCAGAAGGATGGCAAGACCGTTTCTCAACGTGAGCTTCTGAATGGCGCGTTTGTGGCGATCCCGTCTAACCGTGAGGCGCTGGTCCTGTCATCGAAGGGCTTGAAGGCTGGGGCGCGCAACAGTGCCGCGGATGCTGCGAAGGTTCAGGACATACACGACCACGCCGCCGCGCTCGGTGCCGACTGTGGCGTGAAGTCGTTCCGCAAGGATGCACTGCCTGAAGATGGCGCAGCGGATCCGGGCGAAGCCGCTCAGGCCGCTGATGCCTCCATTGATCAGGCCCTCGCCCTCCTCGATGGCGTTGACCTTACAAGTTTGCCTGCTGAAGTTCAGCAGGCTATTGCTCTTATCCAGGCTGCTTCGGTTGCCGCGGATGAAACCCTGGACACCCTTGGTGTTCCGGACCCTGATGAAGATGCTGCCGCTTCCGGCGCGTCCGAGGCCCCCGCAGCCGGCGCTGAGAAATCAGCCCCCGCAGCCGGCGTCAAGGTTGCCCCCGTTGCTGATGCTGACTCGGACGCAGTAACGGTGAAGGAACTGGAAGCG